CAAGATCGACTCGGCCGATGCAATCGAGGCCAAAACGAGCCTAGACGAAATGGCGAAGGCCGGCGGCCGGGCCGAGCAGTCCGCCGTTTCGCTGATGAACGAAATGCAGGCGCTGGAGAAGTCGCTTTCTACCAACGCCAAGACCACACAGGACCTTGCCAAACAGCGCGATGCATTGGCGAAGCTGACCAAGACCGGCGCCTATGGCGAGGCTGAGGCCGCGAAGATCTCGGCGCAACTCGACAAGCAACAGGTAGCGCTGGCCAAGTCGACCATGGATGAGCAGAAGGCGCTGAATAGCCTGCTGGGCGCCATCGACCCCGCCCGCTCCGCGCTGGCGAAGCTGGATACGCAGGTCGAGCAACTGGGCAAACATTTGGATGCCGGCCGCATCAGCCAGGACGAGTACAACGCCGCCCTGAGCAAGATCGATAAGGACTACGACAAACTAAACAGAACCACCAGCGGTTTCGACAAACTGCGACTTGGCACGCGCCAGGCACAGGAAAACGTCGTGCAACTGGGGAATGCGCTGTCCTCGGGAGACTGGGGAAGTGGCGTACGTGCGGTTGCGCAATTGGGTGCCGGTGCCGGCGAGGGCGCCGCCGGCTTACTCGCGATGCTGGCGCCGCTTGCGCTAGCCACTGCGGCGGTTGGCGTGTTGGCCTACGCCTTCTACAAGGGCAGCGAAGAGCAGGACAACTACAACAAATCGCTCATCCTGACCGGCTACTACGCCGGTGTGAGTGCTGGGCAACTGGGCGAAATGGCCCGTCAGGTCAGCGCTACGGTCGGCACCACCGGGCAAGCGGCAGAGGTTTTAGCGCTGCTGACGGGTAACGGGAAGATTGCTGGCGAGAGCTTTACCGGCATCACTCAAGCCGCTGTCTCGATGCAGGAAGCAACCGGCAAGGCCGTAAGCGAGACAGTAGCGGAGTTCGCCAAGCTCGCCGACGACCCGGTCAAGGCGTCTGCCGCGCTCAACGAGCAGTACCACTACCTAACCGCATCGGTTTACTCGCAAATCACCGCGCTGGAAAAACAAGGCGACCATGCGGGCGCTGTGAAGCTGGCTACCGAATCGTTCGCCGATGCTATCAACGAGCGCACGCCGCGAATTCTCGAGAACCTGAGTTTCTGGGAGAAGGGCTACAACGCGGTGGCTCGCGCCGCTGATGGTCTGAAGAACATTGGGCGTAGCGATATCGGCACGGATATCGAGCAAGCTCGTCGTGACTTGGCGGGCGCTCAAGCTGGCGATATCGGCCTGTTCCAAAACAAGCAGGAGATGATCGATCTCTACCAGAATCGTCTGAATATGCTTGAGGACCAGAAGGCCGCAGAAGCAGACATTGCCAAATGGCAAGGAGAGCAGGCGAAAGCTCAAGGTGAAGCCGTCTCTTCAATGGCGAAGGTCGACGCACTCACCAAGTCAGCGTGGACGAACGAGCAGAAGCGCACCGAGGCGGTCAAGGAATACAAGCGTCAGCTCGAAGACATCCGCAAGGTCGTCCCCAACGACCCGCGACTGAATCAGGCCGCCATCGACAAGAACCTGGCGAACATCAACGACCAGTTCAAGGATTCGAAGGCAGCCGGTTCGCAGGTAGATCTGACCAGCTTCAACAGTGCCAAAAACAATCTGGCTGCAATCAGCGAGGAATACAAAAACGCCCAGAAGGAACTGGATGCGGCGCAGAAGGCTGGGCTCGTTTCTCAGGCCGACTACGCCCTGAAGCGCGAAGCGCTGATCGGCAACGAGCGAGATGAAGTGACTGCGGCTTACGATGCGGAGATTGCCGCGCTGGAAGTCGCGAAGGCGAAGAAGACCACCTCCGCCGCGCAAAGCATTCAGTTGGACCAGAAGATCGCCGACGCGCGCGCGGGCATGGTCAAAGCGCAGAAGAACGCGGACAGCCAACTCGATGTTCTGGCCACAAACGAGACTGGCCGCCTCGCCCGACAAGAGCGCGCGATAACGACCTACGTTCAGGCCTTGGCTCAGCAGCAGCGAGCGTTGGAGCTGGCAGGCCAGCGTGCAGTGCTGGGCGTTGGTCAGGGTGACCGGCAGAACGCTCTCAATGGCGAGCTGAACAGTCAGCAGGATCGGTTTGCGCAGCAGTCGCTGGAACTGGAAAATCAGAAGTCCGACCCATCGCGGAATATGTCGGAGGAGGAGTTCGCTCGCAAGTCGCAGGCTCTCGCCGATGCGAACAAGGCGGCCACCGACCAAATCCGGCAGAACTACGCGGACGTGGAGGCGGCACAGGGTGATTGGACGAAGGGCGCAACATCGGCCTGGGCTAACTACTTGGATTCGGCGAGCAACATTGCCGGCCAGACGAAAACCTTGTTCGGCAATGCCTTCAGCTCGATGGAAGACGCGGTCGTCAACTTCGCCATGACCGGGAAGCTATCGTTCGCCGACTTCACCAAGTCGATTCTCGCGGACATGGCGCGGATCGCGACCCGTCAGGCCAGTTCGGCATTGCTGAGCAGTCTAGTCGGCGCTGCCACCAGCTACTTCACTGGCGGTGGTGGCGGTAATGGGCTGGCGACTGGATCAGCGGGTGCAACGTCGTCGAATCTCGGCGCGTCTTCGGCGGGTTATTCCAGCAGTTACTTCCCGCAGGCGCTCGGTGGTGCCTGGTCGTCGGGCGTGCAAATGTTCGCCAACGGCGGCGCCTTCACCAACAGCATCGTCAGCGCGCCGACCGCGTTCGGCATGGCCGGCGGCCGGGCGGGCGTCATGGGTGAGGCGGGGCCGGAGGCGATCATGCCGCTGACCCGGACTTCCAGCGGCAAGCTGGGTGTTATCGCTGCCGGTGGAGGCTCGGGCACTGCGATCAGCATCAATGCACCGGTCACGGTAGTGACCGAGGATCGCAGCTCCGAAGGCATGCAGATCGATCAGCAAGCCCTGTCGAGAAACCTACAGTCGCAGATGCAGGCGGTGGCCGAAAGAGCCGTCGCCGACTCTTGGCGCGCGGGCGGTACTAGCTTTCGAAATGCAAATGGGAGGGCCTGATGGCCATAGAGAAATTCACCTGGCCAACCGAGCGGGGGGAAACGCCCGATATCAATTATCGGGTGCGCACCTCGAAGTTCGGCAATGGCTACGCGCAGAACGTCGGTGACGGCCCGAACAACAAAGAGGACTCCTATCCCATCACCTACGCCGGTCAGAAGTCCAGGGTGCTGGAGATCATGGCGTTCCTCGACCGGCACGCCGGATCAAAGGCATTTCTCTGGACGACCCCGCTCGGCGAACTCGGGCTGTTCACTTGCAAAAATCCCGCTCCTACACCAATGGGCGGCGGCGTCTTCAAACTCACCGCCACGTTCGAGCGGGCATTCCAACCATAAGGGGCAATCATGCCGCTGATCAGTGACATCCAGGTGCTTGAACCTGGCAGCGAAGTGCTGCTCTTTGAATTGGACGGCACGGACTACGGCGCGGACGTGCTGCGCTTCCACGGGCACGCGATACCGCACACGGCGGCCGAGTTGATCGCCGCGGGCGACAATGCTGACCAGCTGCCGTCGAAGGCGATCTACTGGCAGGGCAACGAATACAGCGCCTGGCCGATGCAGATCGAAGGAATCGAGGCGAACGGCGACGGTACTGCCGTTCGCCCTACGCTCTCGGTTGGCAACGTCAACGGGCGCATCACTGCGCTCTGTCTGGCGTTCGAGGATCTGCTCGAGTTCAAGCTGACGATGCGTCACACGCTCGGCACTTACCTCGACGCGGCGAACTTCCCGACTGGAAACCCGACAGCCGACCCGACCCAAGAGACGATCGAGGCCTGGTACATCGACCAGAAAATGAACGAGGACGGGGAGACTGTTAGCTGGGAGTTGGCCAGCCCCGGCGATGTGGGTAATGAATCAATCGGGAGGCAGGCCACAACCCTTTGCCATTGGTGTCTCACCGGCGGTTATCGCGGACCGAGCTGCGGCTACACCGGGCCATACGTGACCAAGGACGGCATCGTCACCGACAACCCCGAACTGGACGAGTGCGATGCCACGCTGGGCAAGGGCTGTATGCCTCGCTTCGGTGAGAACAATCCATTGCCACACGGTGGCTTCCCGGCTGTTTCCCTGATCGCGCGGAGCTGACATGCGAAAGCACATCTTGAACGCGATCCAGGCGCACGCGGCAGCCGAGTACCCGAAAGAGTGCTGCGGGCTGTTGCTGGCGATCGGGCGCAAGCAACAATACTTTCCCTGCACCAACGTCTCTACCGAGCCCAACGAAGAGTTTCGAATCGACCCGGAGGAGTACGCGGCGGCCGAAGACGTTGGCGAAGTGATCGGCGTGGTTCATTCGCATCCAGACGCTACCAGCAGGCCGTCACCGCGTGACCTCGCCATGTGCGAAGCGACCGCATTGCCTTGGCACATCCTGAGCTGGCCCGAGGGCGACCTTCGAACGGTCATACCGTCCGGCGAGGTGCCGCTACTGAAACGGCCTTTTGTGCACGGTGCCTGGGACTGCTGGCAGGTCTGCGCCGACTGGTACAAACGCGAGTGGGGTCTGGAGTTCGAGATCTTCAAGCGCGCCGATGGCTGGTGGGAGAGCAAGGACAATACCAGCCTGTACGAAGCGAACTACGAAGCCGCCGGCTTCTACCGCGTCGACCAGCCACAGCGCGGCGACATGATCGTGATGGAGGTGGGGCGCACGGTTTACCCGAACCACGCCGGAATCTTTCTCGGCGTCGATCCTGCACTACCCGGCGAGGATGCGGCGACCTTTGGCCCCGGACCGTTTCTATTGCATCACCTTTACGGAAGGCCGTCAGAAGTCATTGTCTTTGGCGGGCCTTGGCTCGAGCGGACACGCCTAATTCTCAGGCACAAAAATGCACAACCATCCAAATGATGCGGCGCGACCGCGGGAGAGCAGCATGAATAATAAAGTGGCGAATTGTTCTGAAAGTAAAACCGCCGAAGTTTTTCCGTCCGGTACCGGCTGGAAGGTGTTGATGGTCAAACACCCTCAAACCGGTCTGTATTACGCAGCGGGCATCAACCTCGGCCAGTGATAGCTTGAGACAAGTTATCAAGGTAGCTGTCGTGTAGAGCTTTATCGATGCCTTCGTAATTTTCTGACTTCAGATTTTTGAGGTCTTGAGAGATTACGTTTGCGATTGCTTCGTTTCCGAAGGCGAGACGTCGACCAAGTACTGCAGCAGCGTTCATGTTGAACACGATTGCCGTTTTGAGTGCCAACTCCAAATCAGCTAAGCGTTGATCTACTGTTTTCTGTTCGCTCACATTGACCTCCAGGTCGTTAACGCGCCGAAATTGGCGCAATCCCAGTCCTTGGGCTTGCAGGCAAAGGACCGAGTGGGTTCCTCCATCCTCTAAATTGAGCTCATTTTTGCTAAGAGCAGAATTTGCTCTAGTCGTTCAAGAGTTGCCTCTTCCTTTGAGCTCGGAAGCATTGATTCTTCGGTGTTGGCTATTGCATGAAGCCATTCTCTGGTCTGTTGCGAGACGAGTGTTGTCGAAGGAATAGCGTGTGTGTTGCCAGTTGGCATATGAAGGCGTGCTACATCCCACTTTTCTATCGGCCAATCGATTAATACTGCGATCAGCCCGTCTCTGAGGTTCTGAAATTCTTGGTATTTACTAGAGTGCGTTTGGTTAAGCGCGATCTTAAGTTTCACTGTGCGATGTGGCATTGCCAATCCTTTGTCGTATGCAAGGCATTACGCTACTACGCAACAGTGCCAGCTCGCCACTGTCCCTCCATCCACGCTGGATGCCCGGACAGTGGCAATGGCCAGGGCAAGCTTTACCGGTATGATGGGAGACTATCTTAAGTAATCGGAAAGCAGTTGATGCGTCAGTTTCTTGTGTTTGCTTTGGTGTGCGTCTTATCTGCCTGCACCAAAGTCGGGCGGCCTATATCCCATGCGGAGACTGACCAAGTAGTTAAAGGGGTTACGACTCGCGAAGAGCTCCTGAATCGCTTTGGGCCACCCTATATACTTAGCGAAGACGCAAGTGGAAACAAGATGGTTACCTGGGTCTATGTTCGGTCGAGTTTTTTAGGGTTCGGCTATAAAAGCCAAGCGTTTACCGCGAGGTTTGATTCTTCAGGCAAAGTCATCGACTCATTGTTGACAGAGAAGTCGGAGCCCACCGCACGCAGGTGAGACGCATCGCCGATCCCTGTCTAACGTTGGGCTTTTTGCATCGGTTCATCGGGTGCTTTACATTGCCCGCATTTCCACAGGAGTGACCTGCATGAAATTGATCGTAGGAGCGCTGGCGGTAGGGCTGTTGGCGGGGTGCTCTTCTCCCGGAGATATCAAAAAGAATGATCCAACCATTAGCGCTTCAACCACTAAGGCGGCGAAGAAGTACGCTCTTTGCGTCTTCCCTCGCTGGCAGGATCAGCGCTCAACTTCCACCATGTCTGAAACGGAGCGTGGTTATCGTCTCGTCGTGGCCACCGACATGATGACTGATGAGGTGCTTGAGGTGACCAGCACCGGTACGGGCAGCACGGTCTCCTTATATCAGCGCATGCCATGGTCGAAAATGTGGGGTCGTGGCGAGCTTGAGGCAGCTGTACGCGATTGCCTTTGATCCGATCAATTTAATAAAAACCGCCAATTGGCGGTTTTTTTTCGTCAGGAGAAAACACGTGGCGGCGGCGACGATTTCAATACCAACAATGACCACCATTCTGCTTTCCGGCCCGCTGGCACGCCTATTCGGGCGCGTGCATTACAGAGAGCTCGGCAGTAAATCGGTCGGTGAGGCGTTCCAGGCGCTGAAATGCACAATCGAAGGGTTTGAAGGGGCAATCAAGGATCTTGATCGGCGGGGCATGCGGTTCGCAATCTTCCGCAACCGGAAAAATGTGGGTGAAAAAGATTTTGCGCTTGGGGGCGCTCAGGAAATTCGCATCGTCCCAGTGATATCTGGCAGCAAACGCGCTGGCGTGCTTCAAACAATTATCGGCGTCGTACTGATTGCGGCCTCTTTTTTTGCAGGTGGTGCTGGGCCATCGTTGTTTTCAGCCGGTCTCGCAATGACTGCCGGCGGAGTAATCCAGATGCTCAGCCCCCAAGCCTCTGGCCTGAAGCAGAGCGCATCCCCCGAGAACTCCCCGTCCTACGCCTTCGGCAGTGCGAAGAACACCACCGCCAGCGGCAACCCGGTACCGATCTGCATCGGCGAACGCCGGTGGGGCGGAATGATCATCTCGGCCTCGATCCTGGCGGAGGACAAGGCATGACCAAAGTGACCTACAGCATCACCATCCACGACCTGTATCGACTTGAAGGTGGATTGGTTTGTGGCGACGAAGCGGTGATGGCCGTTCTGGATAACGGGCGTGAAATCCATCGCGAGCGCTTCTTCGGCAAATGCACATCGCCAAGCGGCTACGCGCGAAAGTACCGCGGCAAGCCCGGTCTTAACGCCGCTCTGATCTCTGGCAACTGCCGCATGGGTTTCAGCTTGAGTGAGCCGGCAAAGGCTGCTCCAGCCCACCCATAAAATCGTCAGAACCAAGCCGGTGAGAACCGTATTCGACCCGATACCTAGGCCCGCGAGATTGCGCCTCGGTTTCAGCCGCCTCCTTCGAGGCGTAAATATCCACGAACCGCCAAGGCGAGTTTTGCACGACGCCCCAGCCCAGTACGCAATCTTCGTTATCCGGGTCGTTCGGAAGGTTTTTAGCGAGGCTTCTTATTGACATGGCCGATCCTTGATTGTGAGAAAGCAGGAAATTACTACTCCGCAACGCGTGGTCGCTACTGGCATTTCATCCACGCTGTATGGACACCCACACCGCCCGAGAGGCGGTTTTTTATGCCTGGAGGAAAGCATGGGCGCAGCAGCACAGATCGATATCCACGGCGAGAAGGGCGGCAGCAGTAAGCCGAAGTCGCCAGTCGAAGCCAGCGACAGCCTGCGCTCGACCAACCTGGCAAAGCTACTAATCGCCGTAGGCGAGGGCGAGTTCGATGCGGTACCGACCGAGTACGACATCTATCTGGACAACACGCCGATCCGCGATGCCAGCGGCAACTACAACTTCCCCGGTGTGAAGTGGGACTGGCGCTCGGGCTCAGTGAACCAGACGTACATCCCCGGCATCCCTTCCGTGGAGAACGAGACTTCGCTGAATGTCGAACTGCGCAGCGATGCGGCGTGGGTGCGCTCCATCACCAATACCCAGCTTTCGGCCGTGCGCATGCGCCTGGCGTGGCCGGCCCTGCAGCGTGCCGACGATGAAGGCAACGTCGGTGGCTATCGCATCGAATACGCCATCGACGTGGCCACCGATGGGGGAGCCTATCAGCAGGTGCTGGTGGACGCCGTTGATGGTAAGACCACCACGCGCTATGAGCGCTCTCGCCGCATCGATCTGCCGGACGCCACAACCGGCTGGCAGATCCGCGTGCGCCGCCTGACGCCGAACCAGAACAGCAACAAGATCGCCGACACCATGCTGGTGGCCGGCTACACAGAAGTCATCGACGCCAAGCTGCGCTACCCGAATACCGCGCTGCTTTACATCGAGTTTGACGCCGAGCAGTTCACGAACATCCCGGCCGTGACCGTGAAGTGCAAAGCGCGCCGCTGGATGGTACCGAGCAACTACGATCCGATCCTGCGCACTTACACCGGGACGTGGGATGGTTCGATGAAATCGGCCTGGACCAATAACCCGGCGTGGATCACCTACGGCGTGTGCACCGAAGACCGGTTCGGCCTGGGCAAGCGTATCAAGCCTTTCATGGTCGACAAGTGGGAGCTTTACCGGATCGCGCAGTACTGCGACCAGCTGGTGCCGAATGGATTGAATGGCGTCGAGCCGCGTTTCTTGTGTGATATGAACCTGCAAGGCAAGGCCGATGCCTGGTCGCTGCTGCGCGATATCGCAGGCATCTATCGCGGCATGACCTATTGGGCGCAAGGCCAGTTGGTGATGCAGGCCGACATGCCGCGCGCGCAAGACTTCGATTATGTCTTCACCCGTGCGAACGTCATCGACGGGAAGTTCTCGTATGGCAGCGCCTCGGCGAAGACCCGTTACACCCGTGCGCTGGTCAGCTACGACAATCCGGCGAACAACTACGACACCGACGTTATCCCTTTCGCCGATCTGGAATTGCAGCGCCGTTACGGCGACCGGCCGACCGAGCTGAGCGCCATTGGCTGCACCCGGGCGTCGGAAGCCCAGCGTCGCGGCAAGTGGGCGATCCTCAGCAATAACCAAGATCGCACCGTCTCGTTCAAAACCGGTATGGAAGGTGTGATTCCGTTGCCGGGCCACATCATCCCCGTGGCTGATTCCCTGTTGGCTGGGCGCGAGGTGGGCGGGCGTATCTCGTCTGCATCGGGCCGCGTGGTGACGCTCGACCGTGATACGCAGGCCAAGGCCGGTGACCGGTTGATCATCAACTTGCCGGGCGGACGCGCCGAAGGCCGCACGGTGCAAAGCGTCAACGGACGCGCTGTGACAGTGACCACAAACTACAGTGAGCCGCCGATCGCGCAATTGCAGTGGGCGCTCGACGCCGACGACCTCGCGATTCCGCTGTACCGCGTGTTGCGCACCAAACGCACCACCGAGGGCGACTTTGAAATCAGCGCGCTGCAATACGACCCGAGCAAGTTCGCTTACATCGACACCGGTGCCCGTTTGGAAGAGCGCCCAATCAGCGTGATTCCGATCACTGTGGTTCCGGCGCCGGCGAGCGTCACGGTTGTTTCGACTTCGGCCATCGTCCAAGGGTTAGCCGTGGCCACGATGACCATCAGTTGGCCTGCCGTGCCTGGCGCTGTCGGCTATGACATCGAGTGGCGCAAAGACAGCGGCAACTGGATCAAGCTGCAGCGCACCGGCATGACCAACGTCGATGTAGTTGGGATTTACGCGGGCGCCTACGTGGCCCGGGTAGGAGCGGTGAGTGCGTTCGATATCACGTCGATCTGGCGCAATTCGATCCTGACCAATCTCAAAGGCAAGCAGGGACTGCCGCCGGCGCTCAGCTACCTGAATGCCACGCCACTGCTATTCGGCATCTACCTGAAGTGGGGTTTCCCGGCTGGCGCGGAGGATAGCCAAAGGACTGAAATCTGGTACAGCCAAACCACCCAGCTCGACATGGCTACCAAACTGACCGACCTGGCTTACCCGCAGAGCGACTTCTCCATGCTCGGCCTGCGGGCTGGCGTGACGTTCTACTTCTGGGGCCGGATCGTCGACAAGATCGGCAACATCGGCCCGTGGTATCCGATCGGCATCGGCGTGCAGGGGCAATCCAGCTCTGACGCTGCCGCGATTCTGGAAATGATCGCAGGCGAGATCGGCCGTACCGAGTTGGGGCAAGACATCCTCGACGAGATCGACAAGATTCCGGGCCTGCAAGAGCAGATCGATGCGCTGGATGGGCTGAAAGGTTACGACCCGGAAGCGACCTATGAGGAGTACGACCTTGTGGTCGTCGGCAAGCGGATCTATCAAGCCATTGGTCCAGTGCCAATCGATACGCCGCCGCCGAATCCTGCTTACTGGCTCGACGTGGGTCAGACCGTGCAAACCGCAAACGGCCTGGCTCAGCAGGTCGCAACGAACACGTCGGATATCACTGAGCTCGACGGCGTGGTAACTGCCCAGGCAACAGCGTTTCAGGCGCTGCGGGCTTCCTATCGCGACGAAGATGGCGAGGGTGAAGCGCAGGATGCTCTGCGCGGCTGGAATGCCACGACCAGCTTTGCCGAAGAAGTGAAGGTGAGGGCAACCCAAAACAGCGCACTGACGCAGCGGGTCACAACGCTTGATGCGGAAGTGGGCGAGAACTCGGCCAACTTGACTGAGCTGGAACAGACGGTCGCCACAAACGAAGAAGCCACCGCCACCAAAATCACTCAGCTGACCGCAACGGTCGGCGACAACACGTCAGCCATTCAGGAGACGGCTGAAGCGTTTGCCGATCTCGACGGCAACCTCAAGACGATGTGGTCGGTGAAGATGTCGGTAACTGCCAATGGTCAGTACGTGGCGGCGGGCATCGGCTTGGGCATTGAGAACGTGGACGGCGTTTTCCAGAGCCAGTTCCTGGTGGCTGCTGATCGGTTCGCGATCGTCAACACGATTGCCGGCGGCGCGATCTCGGTGCCGTTTGCAGTGCAGGGCGGCCAAGTGTTCATGCGGTCAGCTTTCCTACAGGACGGCAGCATCACCAATGCCAAGATCGGCAACTTCATCAGTTCGAACAATTACATCGCCGGCGTGCAGGGCTGGATTCTCAATAAAGACGGGACGCTTGAGATCAACGGCATCGTGCCTGGTCAGGGTCGGCTGGTCATCAACTCGCTGAACGTCTCGGTCTACGACGCCAATAACATGCTGCGCGTGCGTCTTGGATATCTGGGGTGAACTATGGCTTATGGAATGAGGATCTGGGGCGCCGATGGCGTGCTCCAGGTCGATGAGAACTCTTTCACCATTCGCGTGGTTCTTTCGACACTGGTTACGTTCGCCGCCGGAAAGTCCAATCAGGACTTTTCGGTCCCCGGTGTAGGCCCCTCGAACGGTTGCGCAATTGTTGTTCCCATTGGCGCTTACACCGACCAACAACAGCAGTTTGAAACAGAGCTAATCGACAACGTGGCCAGGGTTTATAACCACACAAGAGGCTACGCCGCGAGTTATGTCGCTACAGGCACGATGCGACTTATCGTCATGAGGTTCGACTGATGGCCTACGGTCTTCAATTCAGAAACAACAACAACGTTGTGACCATCGATTCAGAGTTTGCGAGGTTGGTGGTTATCTCGAGTGGCAGGTATGCGCCGACAGAAGAAGGCGGCATGGGCTCGACGACTTATTTTGTAAGGCCGGTAGCGTCACAGGAGCCGCCACTTGTCTTTGTGCGTCCTGACACAGTCGCCGGAATCGCCGGGTTGAGCAACGTGAGGTTGATAGGCTCAGCGGGCAACTGGGTCGGTTTTTATGTTCGGGCCTACAGCACCGCCACGGCTCAGCCAAATGGCCGCTATTTTGTGGCGGCTTTTGCGGCGCAGGCAGTAGCTCAGTACGGAATGCGGCTGTGGGATGGCACTGGCAAAATGCTGTTCGACTCAGGCACGCCGAACGCTACGTTTACTCGTAGCTTCCAAAACTGGAGCTATGTGAAGTCGGAGCAGACGGATCAGGGGATGTACCGCAACTACTACTCGGTGCCTTTCAGTTTCCCTCAAAACGAGTTCATGCTGATCAACAATTTTGGCATGACAATGGTTTCCGGCGGAAACATTCCGAGGCAGCTCTACTGCACCTGGGATTTTTCAGCGGGAACTCTCTACGCAGTAACAGTCGCCCCAAACAATCCATTTAATTTTTTCCTGCCGGCCGTATTCGCAAAACAAGCCGCCTAACTTCTCACTCATAGGGAAAGTCCATGACCTGGTACAAATCAGGAACGGTTTCTGTTACCCGAAATTCCAACGCGGTGATCGGCGTCGGTACGGCTTTCATCGCGAATTCCCGTGTTGGTGATGCCTGGATCGGTCCAGACAATGGATTGTATGAAGTCACCAACATCGCGAGCGATAGCGCACTTTCAATTTCGCCGCCGTATAAAGGCCAGACCGACTCGGGCGGAACCTACGCCCTCGCACCGATGCAGGGCTATTTGAAAGCCACCGCCGACGCGCTCCGTCAGGCATCGCTCGAGGTGGGTGACGCACTGGACGGTATGGAGGAGAGCGTGCAGTCGGCGGCTGAGTCGGCCGCGGCCGCGCTTTCTTCCAAAAACACGGCAGCTCAGTCGGCAGCCGCTGCTGGTCAATCCGAAACTGCATCGTTGGATTATAAAAATGCGGCGGGTCTTTCGGCAAACGCGGCGGCGCAGTCCGAAGCGGCATCGCTTAACTATAAGAATGCTGCCGGGACGTCCGCAACCAATGCCGGGCAATCGGAACAGGCTGCGCTTGGTTACAAGGACGCTGCGGCAAACTCAGCACTCAGCGCCGCTGCTTCGGCCGGTACAGCCGCAGCACTCGGCGTAGGCCGCGGTTATATCGACGGTTTGACGCTCAGCTGGGTCTCGGCCACGTCGATCAGCGTAGGCGCTGGCAGTGCGTACATTTCTTCGGTCAACAAGGTTGTCAGTTACGCCGGCGGCACTTTCACGCCATCGGGGGCGGCTAACAGCTTCATTCACGTTTACCTGACCGCTGCTGGTGACATTGAGCAGGCCGCGACCGTGCCGTTGCGCTACTACAACCAAGCACACCAGAAAACAGGGGACAACTCACGCCGTTACATCGGCTCGCTGCTGGTAGGAGCGGCGAACAACATCTACAAATTTCACCACCATCCGCTCGATTCGTCGATGAGTTATACCTTCGGCAACCCATCCATAGCACCATTCCGAATTCTCAATGGGGTAACAGGGATCGGCAGTGTAAGTACTTCAGCAAGCTGCCCGATAACAGCGCATACGCTGGTGGGATCGTTCCAGACAAACTCGGGCGGTATCGCGCAATTCACGCCATCCGACGCTGGTACTGCGGCATCGGTAGGGTGGCAGGTATTCGTTTCAGCGGGCACGGTGCAGAACGGAACCTGCCGTATCGCTGACGATAGGACCATTACCTATTGGACGTCTTCTTCGAACCTCGCCTACATCTACACGCTTGGCTACTACTTCGACAGGTGACGAATATGCCTTATGCAATTACAGCTACCGGCTGGAGAGCGATCAACCCCAACATGGAATTGCAGGAAGGGGAGACATTCGCCGAAGAGATCCCTCAGTGGCTGGCCGATGCGAGTGCTGCTGCGGATGCGCTGCGCGAAGGATCTCGCATCGAGGAGGAATGGCGAGCTACCCAGATTTTGGAGATCAACGACCAGTTGATGGCGCTGGAAGAGGGGGCTGAGGCGCTCCCGGGTACGCGTGAACAATGGCTGGCGTACCGAACCCGAGTAAGGAACTGGAAGGAAGGTGCAGAGGGATTCCCCGAGCCAGCCAATAGACCGTGGCGCCCAGCCGCATAAGCCAACCGAAACCCGCCATTGAGCGGGTATTTTTTTGCCTGGAGAAAAGAAATGCCAGTAACCGAGAAAGATCGAGACATCCTCGCCCGTACGATTTGGGGCGAGGCCCGCGGCGAAGGAACCGCCGGCCAGATCGCCGTGGCCTGGACGATTCGCAATCGTGTGTTCGACGGTAAAGAGAAGTCGTGGTGGGGAGAGGGCTATGCCGGTGTGTGCCAGGCGAAGTACCAATTCAGTTGCTGGAACAAGACCGACCCAAACTATCAGTTCCTGATCGGCGTGATACAGATCCCGTTCCGCGAGCTGGCGCAGTGCCGAATCGCTGCTGACCAGGTGATCGACGGCAAGGTGCCGGATCCTACCGGCGGCGCCACGCATTACTACGCCACCCGCATCAAGGCGCCGGCCTGGGCGGCGAAGGCCAAGCAGACGCTCAAGTTGGGCGGCCACGTTTTCTTCAAGGATGTGCCGTGATGGTCGTTCCGTGGAAAGCGGTGGGCGCGATGGCACTGGTGCTGATCGGCGCCGGCAGTGCCTGGCAGTTTCAGGACTGGCGCTACGGGGAGCAACTGGCGGAGCAGGCGCGACTGCACGCCGAAACCCTCAATCAACTGACGCAGGCCGCCGCCACCGTTCAGCAGTCCGAGCAGGACAAGCGCCTAGCGCTCGAGCAGCGGCTGGCGGCCAGCGAACAAACCCACTTCGAGAAAATGACCAATGCGCAAAATGACCAGGCTCGCCTGCGCGATCGCCTTGCCACTGCTGATGTCCGCCTGTCAGTCCTCCTTGACGCAGCCGACGTTGCGAAAGGCTGCAACGTGCCAGGCACCGCCGGCGCCGGCGGCGTGGATCATGCAGCCGTACGCGCCCGACTTGACCCGGCGCATGCTCAACGAATTATCGCCATCACCGACAACGGCGACCGCGGACTGATTGCGCTTCAAGCGTGCCAGGCATATGTGAAGAATCTGCAGCAGTGATGGCGCCGCGCCATTCTTGCGAGGTCACCAGCCGTGAACCATCATTTAGATTCGAACTGGATGATTGGTAGACATGGAAAAGCAACTGGCTGGCTACTCAATTGTGATGACGATTATCTGGGTTTCAGTTGTTCTTTCTGTCATGTATTGGATGTCGTAGTGAAGGTAATAGGTGGCTGACGTGGAAGGCGTGGTGCTGAGCGAGAGGATGCAGAAAGAAGCGGATCGGCTGCTTGCGCAGATTGTCCGGGCAGATTCAATGATTATCGCTGTGAAGGCGGGGGCGCGGGCCGATGGCTTCGTGCTTGGACTGGAAACCGGCGGGGCTTTGCGCTCCGGCGATGCTGAAAGGCTGTACATCATTTTCGAAGCCGCACTGGTGGAGCGCCTGAAAACGTTGGCACGTAGTTAATCAATGCTTTATTGGTCAGGCCGCCAATTCCTAGCACGGCTCCTTCAGCGTGGACCTGCAGGAGCTAGCTTTGTCACAAAACCCTTTCCGGCGCAGGTCGAGCAGTCATCCCGCGCACTAAAGTTGTCGAGACAATCCGGGCAAATACAGAAAGCTGCCGATTCAATGTGAGGTCGCACTTTTTCAAAAGCGCGTAGATTCCGCTCCTCCTGTGCGACCTGTGCTGCATCTATAAGCGCCCGGTAAGCATCGGCATCGGATAGTGGTCGGTGCGTTACGCCAGCGATCATTCGTTCGGTCTCTACCAACTGATATCGGCGGCCATTCATTTCCAGCACCAAGCCTGAAATCCGCCCAATTTTCCGAGAAAGATTCAGAGTCAGCCGCATACCATCAGCATCAGAATAGACCTTGCCGTCGTAGGCGAAGGAAGCGCCGCGCGGTTCATCGCTTTCGAAGTTGAAGATTGACCGGCTGATGGTGCCCAGCAGATTCCCGTTGTCGATCTGAACGACATCATAGGTAGAGGCGCCGCGGTAGTGCCCGGGCGAGTTCTGCAGCTCCTCGACGGCGTGCCAGTACGCGGCGTTTGCCATTTCGTTCATATCGAATTGCTCAAGCTGGTCGATCAGGCCCTCATCGCGAAGCGTAGCTGCCATCTCGTGGAGGGTTTCCCGATGCCCCTCTGGGTTTTGCATACGGAAGTCCTGATCGTCGAGAGTCGCGCGCCATCGCTGGAGCCGTAGGGTTTTTGCCTGGTCGAAATTCATGCTGCGGGGTTCGCTGTACAAATACTGTATGCGCGTACAGTAATCTAGGCGAGAAAGGTGGGCGAGGGTGAGGCGACGAACTGTAGCGGTGCGGCTGCTTTCGGCCATGAGCGGAAGTTTGGAAGCGCCCGCTACCGGCCAATAGCGGACTTTGGACTTATTTCACCTCAACAATACCTAATCTTCAGTGAGGCTTATAATAAGCTCCACACATCAATCTGTAGCAGAATTGGTCGAGTCAGGAACGATGTCATGAATGAGGATTACGAAAAATCTTGGCATCTGGCTGAGCCGGTAATCGTCGTTGAGGACGACTCTATACTTCGCGGCCTGATGATAGATATTTTGTCCGAAATAGGTTTGCGCTCGCAGAGCTTTGGTAACGCTGATGGTGCTTTAATTCATATGCTCAGCACGCCGCGCACGTACCCACTGGTGATCGCAGATCACGGTTTGCCCGGCAAGCTCAAAGGTTCGGATTTTATCGCGGTGGTGAAGGCGAGATGGCCTAACACTGCCACGATTCTTACCTCGGGATACTCATTGGATCCTACCATCGTACCGCCCTCTACAACGTACTTGGAAAAGCCGTGGTCGATGGACGAGCTGGTGACAGCGGTGGCAAGTTCACTTCAAGCCGATCCCCCGCTTCGTAAGATGTGAATGCGTCTTTGCCATACCTTTTCCTTAGGTTTTAACTCCCTGAGTATCCTTTCTCAAAAAACGGTGTGGGCGGTTACAGCCCTCGGCCGGAGAAGGCGCCGGCAACCTCGTCAGCAGAGCTGGCGTCATCAATTGCAATCGGGGGACTTCACCATGGCCAGCGCACACTAATCACCTAGTGAGTTCGGCGCTGGCCTTAGACCAAGAGCTTTTTAACTTCGGCAATGATCAAGTCTATATTGAACGGCTTTGCCAAAACCGCATCAAAAAGATCCGATCTCTCCATACCAATGTGTGCTTGAGCACCGCTCATCAGGATGATCGGCAAATGCTTGACGGATGGAAGGGCTCGGACGGCTGTTGCGAATTCCAAGCCGTCCATCACCGGCATCATAAAGTCAGTAATGATCAAGGCTGGCCGCTCTCTATCCAGCACTTCGAGGCCCTTTTGACCGTTACTGGCCGTCACCACCATGAACCCCTCATCCTCCAGCGCAAAGCTGAGAATGTCAGCGATCAAATACTCGTCGTCGACGACCAGAATGGTGGTCATGTTAATTCAACCCGCGCAAAGGCTTAAGATTTTGAACCGGACGATGTCTCAGCGTGGACTGAAGGTTCATGTCTCGAAGCCTTTTTCAGAAAAACGTCTTGATCACGAATGACGACCTCGAATCGCGAAGG